TGAACGTACAAAATCTCTAAACCATTCTGTACCTGTACGCCATGATCTCTTACTAGCTGTGTGAGATACGCTTCAGTTGGTGTAGCCTGAGTTCCATAGAAAGTCAAAGTAGGCTCTATTGGCTCGTCTGGGAACAGTGTACTAGCCTTAACATTACTAAGCCCTAAAACAGGGCTTAAATAGCCTCTTAGGTTTTCCGCATAAATAGAAATGTTTGTAGCTTCACCGTTCAAACCTCTAGTTCTATCTGATACCTTTATAAGCTGTTCAGTAGATGTTGTGTAATATGTATTTCTAGTCTTGTTAGATATAGAGTCTACTTTAATTACATACTGCTTAAAGTACGGCTCATAAGGTGTTGCACCATCATCTTCTTCCACGCCATCCCAGACTAGCTTAACTTGCTTAATACCCTTTCGAACACGCTTATCGTATGCGTATATCTTTGCGTTAGTAGGAGCAACAACTTCTGTACCTGTATAAACGTCAGGTGCAGTAGGTACAACAAAGCTCCCTGCGCTAGTGCCAGTCCAGTCATCTACATCTTCATTCTCTACAGCATCTATCTCAACTAAGATGCCTCTCTCAGGATCAGGCACAATTCGTAGATTAGTTATCTCAAATATCTTAGGGCTACCAGTAGTCCAACCAAAGCGTGAATTAATAACCTTAACATTGTCGCCAACCTTGTACTTTAAGCCAGACAGATTAAGTTGCATACTAATGCTCATCTGTAGTCTAGACTTCTTCATAGTCAGATAAGCTATTCTCTGCGCTCGCTTGTTCTCAGTAGTCATTGGCAGGGTTAAATCAAGTGCTAACTCCTCGCCATCATCTGTGACGTATTGAGCAACAGACTGTGTCGGGTAATCAGCTACAACGTAGTTATTTTCAGTAGATACAAACTTACCTTTAACTGAGTTATACAAAGATGATCTGCTACGCTTAGTAGATACTTTGATAGGTGCAACAATTACATCTTCATCAATAGCATCTGCAACAGGCGTAACATATTTTTGAGCAAGTATATAAAACTTGCCATCTGACCAGTGTAGGCTACCCATCATGCTAGTTAGAATGTTTTCTACGTTAGACTTGATGCTTGAAGCGGAATCTAGCACGCCATCGCAAGTGTACTTTTTCTGATTGCTTACACCGCCAATAGGCATATTTTCATCGCATATATTAGCCGCAGTAGTTAGCGCAGTGGTATCTATCTTAGATGCTGACTCGCCTAGACCATACTTAGTGTCTTTTAGATAGTCATTAAGAATAAGCGCAGGGTTATCAGACCAAGCTGTTGAACTATCTCTTGGGTCGTATACTTTCTTGCCCTTAATTACGCATGAAATATTAGGCACGCCAGATACATACTTTGTTCTGTCGTAGTCTAAACGTGCGTAGATGTAGGCTGTATCTAATAGCTTGTGACTGTTAGACCAACCAGTTGCCGCGCCTACCAAAGTTTGATCTGCTGTAGTCTGTGAGCCATCGTGAAAGCTAAGTAAGCAGTGGTCATCCCAGTCGTTTAAATAGCTTCCACCATCCCAAACCTTTTCATCACCAAAATATACTTCTTCAAAACTTTCTATCTCATGCCCTGCAACAGCAATAACCATGTGTAGATAGTTGTTGTTAGTATCACTGGTGTTAAAGAATACAATTGTGCCGCCTACTCGTGCAGTGCCATAGACTATCTTTCTGGTGCTTGCTGGATCGCGCACATTAAAGTTAATACCATCCATAGTATTCAATTCAGGCTGACCAAATAGGGAGCGACTAACCGCACCTAATACAGCAAAGGTAGCAGTCATAGCAAGAAATGCTTGCATACCAAACATTGTTGTGCCGAAAAGAGTGATGCCAGCCGACCCTGCTAATAGAGTTGAAGTTAATGCTGAAAATGCCGATACTGCCATAATTAACCTATATATTTAGAATATAAACGCTCAATCAGATTATAACCCATTCGATCCATTAAACTATCAAAAGGCGCATGAACTTTAGTGTTTATATTGATTACACTAACACCCATCTCTTTTAATCTGCTTTCTGCGTATTTGATTAGCTTAAATCCTGTCATGCCAGCGCGTTTGTCTGGTCTAACATATATCACATCGTTGTTGGCAAACAGGTGATCTTTGTAGTGTATGTTTCTTGATACTACAGCTATAAAATATCCGACTAACTCACTATTGTCTCTGGCCGTGAATATCTTTAGATTACCTGCAAAGTAAAGTTTTTGATACTCATCCCAGTCAGGGTTCAACTTAATCTTGTCTTTGTTTACTGCAATCTGTTTCCAGTGTTGTTCGATTAGCGGCTTAATATCATCTTTGATGTTGGTGTAAGATTCCTCTCGATATTCCATGCCTTTCCCCTGTAGTTATTACTTAGCTTGCTGTGATGCTGGCTTGATAGTCTCTCCGCCCCATGTGATGTCTTTTTCTGCAATGCTTGCAACGTAATCAAAACCCTCATCTGCTGGGTGGTCTGCACGTTGGTCTGCACTGTTATATCTTCTGGTCTTGCTTCTGCCTAACTGGATTAGCTTGTTTTCTACAGAAAGATTAATAGTAGATGTTTCTCCACCCTCATCAATAGTTAAAACATCCATAAAACCTGAAAAGATAGTAACAGGTGTATTGTGTATATCTCCGAAGCTATCGAATATACCAAGTTTAATTGTAACTTCTTTTCCTTGATATTCTTCTGTTAGTGCTTTAGTGAGCAGGGTTGTGCCATTAATACCAGATAGGTTGATAGTAATCCCTTTAGCACCTAAGTCTTGCGATTCTTCTATAGCGTTAAATCCTAGCAACTCACCAACACCAAGATAGTCAGTGCTGGCATAGTTTAAATCGCCATAACCTGACCATAGGTAGATAGGTGAGCTAAACTCTAGGTCTATAAGTAAGAAAGGTCTGACAACAGTATTTTCAACTGCTGTCTCCATATCGGCATGAAGTCCTCTACTCATTAGATAACCTCAACGCAAGCAAAGGTAAATGGTGTTAACTGGCTTGTACCAGTAGACCAATTCACATCGTTAGTAGCAAGTCTCCATGTTCCTAAAGGCTGTGTAAAATCGACTGTAGCACCACTAGCATCAGCGCGTAATGGCGGCTGTATTTCAACGTCAGTTGTGCCTGTTTCAGTAGTTATGTATAACCTGTTGGCTATTGAGAAATATGTACCTGCTGGCACTTCACCACTAAAGGTAATATCAGTATCGCCCTTGTTACCTGTAGCGGTTCTAGACAATGTGCTAGTCTGTAGTGGATTACCTAGCGTAAACGTGCCTTTACGACCCTCTAAGCCAATTAAGAACGCTTGGAATACCTGTGCCTCACTTTGGGTTAGAGGCGGTATAGTGACCTGTGCTTCCCATTTAGCACCACCAAAATCATGCACTTGTTGAGCATAACTAAATGGCGACTCTGAGAATGCAACAGATTTGCGGAAGCTTAAATCAAACTTAGCTATACCGACTGATGGAAAGGTAAGCGGATAAGATAATGACATTCTATGCTCCTAGTAGGGCTTTACTGTAGCTACCGCCTCTAGCCCTAGCATCTGCCACTGCTGACTTGGTCGCCTCTTGTATCTGTGGCATTAGGTTCGATATTTCTGCCCTAACAGTTTGCTGTACGCCTGTGCTTACATTGATGGTCTGATTAACTACTACACCACTGCCGCCACCTAATTCGTTATTAGGTATTATAGAGCCTGACTGGTTAGGAACAAACAACTCTTGCCCTCGCTCACCTACCATGTATGGCTGACCTGCCTGTACAGAACCGCCAATAGCTTTTGGGCCTGCAGTTTCACTTGCAGGAATACCAAGTTTAGCCCCAACAACTTCCATTAGTGGCTTTGTGATGTGATATTGAATCATCATCTTAATTAAGCTATTTATAACGCTCTTAGCCATATCTTTCATAGCATCACTAAAGCTCTTAGCACCAGTGATAGCATCGGTAAAGCCGTTAGTTACGCCATCGCTTAATTGTTTTGCAACTCCCATCATGCCATCTTCTAGGGTTGGCATTTGATTAGCTACTGTAGAAATAGCATCGCCAAACTGACCAAATAAAGTGCTAGTTGTGCCAGTTGTATTATTCAGGTCTTTTCCAGTAGTAGATGTAAAATCTAGATTATGTGCAAACTCATTTAGCTTAGCGCCTATGTCTGCAATTTTATCTGATAGATCAGTGCTAAAAATTCTTTCTAAAGGCTTATCTGTAAACTCCTGATATATATGTCCAATGCCATTACCAAAAGCCTCTAACGCTCTTACGCCCTCTGACAAACTAACCAAGAACGTAGCAAAAGACTCAACAAAGTTAACAATAGTTTCTTGTGCAAACTTTTCTATTGATCCGCCAGTGCCTTCAATAGCTTCTTTTAACGCGCCAAGTATATTAGTAGATAATCTCTCAATGACTGGTGCAAGTGCCGCTACGATCTGGTCTTTGATGCCTCTGAACAAGGTAAACAATCTAGTCAGCGCATCATTGGCTTTTTGTACATTATCAGCCGCTAGTTTTGACATTACGACGCCAAGAGTTTCAGCTTCGGCAAACATAGCATTAAGACCATCTTTACCTAGCGCAAGGGTGTTTACTAATGCCGCACCCTCAGAGTCAAATAGCTTAAATGCTAGTGCTAGTTTCTCAGCTTCTGGTCTAGCCTCAGAGAACGCATCAGATAGGGCAAGCATTCTTTCGCTTAATGGCATATTAACTAACGCTTTAGCATCTAAGCCTAGTTCTTTTAGTGCCGCCTTTGCTTCACCTGTACCTTTTGCCGCTTCCGCAGTACGTCTAGTAAAACGCTGTAAAGCCATATCCATTGTGGTCGCAGATACGCCAGTTAAGTCAGCCGCATATCTCAGCTTACTTAATTCCTCTGTCGTTGTACCAATCTTGGATGCGGTTTTAGCTAGAGCATCTGTAGTTTGAATAGACTGTCTAATTAACAGACCTAAACCAACAGCACCAACAACACCTGCTAGAGCAGTTTTCATGCTAAATATAGCACTACCTACAGCCTTTATACCTCTTGCGGCAGATGCAAATGCGCCCTTAGTTTTATCAAGGGCTTTGATGGTAATGTTTAAGTTCTG